GCCAACACCTGTGCAGGTGTGGGCCAGCGTTCCGCCTTGGCGGCCACGTTGAGGAAAGCCTGGCGCAGCCGTTGCGGGCTTGTGGCACTGTCCCAGCGCATGGGCCGAGAGCGGAACACCAGCAGCCAGGCGTCCAGCGTCACGGTGATGGTGTCGGCGGGCGGCGCATCGCGCAGGCGCAAGGCCAGCAGCATCTGCAGGCCGTCGATCAGAACGTCTTGGAGCCATTCGTCACTCCCCTGCATGGGCCGTGCTCCGGCGTGCGGCCAGCGCTGCCATCCCTTGAGCGGACAGCGACATGGGCGAGGCGGGGCGGCGCGTGTCGCCATCGGCCACCACCACGGCGCCGCGCACCTGGTGGCGGGCCGCTTCGGTGATAACCACCTCCAGAAGGTAGCCGTGCGAGCGCAGCGGCACCTTGAGCGCCCCGGCATCGCGCGCCGCCAGCACCTTCTCCAGCGCCGTGGCCCACGCCTCTTGCGGGGCGTCGATCACCTTGCCGTCGCGCTCCACACGGCCCGACTGGATGGCAGGCAGCAACTCGCCCAGCAGCGAGGCCACGCGCGGCCAGGTCAGCACGCTCTTGCCAGGGCGGAACAGGCCCAGGTAGCGCGTGAGCAGCGGGCCGATGGGTGAGAGGCCGAACGCCATCTTCAGGGCCTCGGCGGCGGCCTCGTCGTCCACCAGCGTATCCAGGCTGGCCACGGCCCCGCATGCGCGGCAACGCACCCGCATCAGAGCAGCCCTCCACCACGGCGGGGCTGGGGCACAGCCGCAGGTTGAACGGCCTGGCCGCGCTCCATCTCGCTGCGAAAGCCCAGGCACATCGTCTGCCCCAGCTCCATGCCAGCCCAATGTGCGCGGTCGAGTTGCACCTCGGCCACGTCGCGCTGCGAGACCACCCATACCAGGGCGAACAGCAAGACCAGGATGCCAACGGCCATCCAGCACACCAGCGCGGCCAGGGGGTGAAAGCGGCGGCGGCTCATGCGGCCTCCCGATGCGGCACCACCGCGCGGCACACGTCGCCGGGCAGGTCCAGCCCAGCGAGGATGGCGGCGCCGTCCGAGGGGAAGATGCCGTGGAGTTCTCGCACCGTGCCGTCCGAGAAGCGGACTTCTACGAGGTAGCGGCGCATGGTCAAGCTCCCCGCAGTGCGGCCTGGATGAGAGCCGCATTCACCTTGGGCGCGCCAATCTTGACGGCCTCGTTCATGGCCCGCGTGACCAGGTTGTTGATGGCCAGCGGGTAGCACAGCGACTGCTCGCGGGCTTGCCGCTGCCCTCGCACCGTCTCGGTGATCGACTGGCGCAGCGTGGCGCGGATGGCCTCTGCAGCATCAGGGGCGAACACGGCGTCGAACTCTAGGCCCGCCCGGCCGAGCTTGTGGCGCAGATAGCCTTCCACGTGGTTGTCCAGCGGAGGCAGCTTCACCATCTCGCAGCGCTGCACCACTTCGCGCACCTCGGGGTTGTGCTCGCTGAGTTTGTGCTCCAGCTCGGTCTGTCCGATCAGGATGATGGACAGCAGCTTCTTGAAGCCATCCTGCAGCTCGTAGAACCGCTTGAGGTGCTTGAGGGTGGGCACCGCCAGGGCATGGGCCTCTTCGATGATCAGCACGTGGCGGCGGCCCACCTGGGCGCTGGCCCGCAGGATGGAGTGCATCTGCGCGGCGCGGTCCTGCAGCACCTGGCGCAGTGTTGTACCGGGCGACACGGTGCGAATCACCGCGCCCGTGATGTCGGCCGCCTTGAGAGCCTTGCCCTTGCGCTCGCTGTCCTCCATGCCGATCACGTAGGGCTCGACCACCGTGATGGGCTCGCCCTGGTTGATCCAGTCGATGAGGTCTTGGCGCAGCGTGGACTTGCCGCCGCCCGACTCGGCCACCACCGCCAGCATGCCGCCGTGCTTGGCCGTCTGCCGCATGGCCGAGCGGACATAGCGAATGTCGTCCGTGATGAACACGTCCGCGTCTTCGTTCAGCTCGTTGATGAACGGGTCGCGCGGCACGCGGAAGTGCTGCCGTGCGGCGGATGATAGGGAATGGTGCCGTAGTAGCATGAAGGGGTCCTCTCCTTGGGTGGAACCGGGCTGGGGGCCGGAGGTCGTGGCTTGTGCCATCTCCCGCAGGACCGCGTTGGCGCGCGGTCCTGCGGGTGCTTCGTCGAACGTCGCCGCCACCGTTTCCGGTGCGGCGCCGCACGCCGTGAGGTACTGGCGAATGCGCTCCCGGAGCTCATCGCCACTGACGCGGGCCTTGGGCCAGCGGTTGAAGTTGATCGCCAGGGAAATCGTGGCGGTGCTCACGCCCGTGTGGCGTGCGCAGTCGGCTGCAGAGCGGCCCACGGATGCAAGATCAGCGCGCAGGTTCAGCATGTGCACCTCACACCGCGCGCAGGCCGCCAGCGGCCCGCATGGGTTGATCCACCTCGGCCGGGGCCTGGTACTGCGCGATCAGCGCCGCGACCTGGTCTTCGGGCACGCCGTCTGCATAGCGCCGCATGAAGAAGGCGTACTCCTCCGGCGTCAGGTTGCGGCCGATGGCCGGTGCGATCCGAAGCATCGCCATCTCGGGCGCCAGCATCTCGGGGCCAGCGGGGGCGGCATGCGCGGGTGTGTCGATCGCTTGGCCCTGGCGCGGCAGGTACGCAGGCAGCTCGACGTCTTGCAGATAGCTGTGAGCGTTGAGCTTGCCCTCGAAGGGCGTGGCGCGCTTAGAGCGGGCGGCCTTCACCTCGTCCACCGACAGGCCGGGATAGGCCGCTTCATCCATGGCCGTCGCGGCGTGTTCCGCCTGCGTCTTGGCGGTGCGCTTGTACTCCGCGCCGATCTCCGCAGCGTCAACGCGCTGGCCGAAGGTATCGAACTCGATATTGGGTTCGACCCGGTACAGCAGCGGCTCGCCGTCGTAGCGGTCCACCTGTACCTGGATGGCGCAATCACCGTAGATCAGGCCGCGCACCAGCACCGTGTCGCCCACGTTGACCCCGTCGAAGCCCCGCAGGCTGTAGGGCAGCGTGCGCTCAGCCGCAGGATGGCGGAATGTGATGGACAGATCGGGTTTGACCTGGCGCTCCTCCTCCTTGCTGCGCATGAACGCCTGGCACACCTCCACGGGCGGCAGCACGCGCAATTGCTCGGCCGTGATGAGCTGCCACAGGTCGTAGCGCGCCACAGGCGCGGCGAGCCCGGGCCGGCGCAGGCGCGTGTCCTGGCCCGGGATCAGATTGGCGTTGTAGGCATTGGCCCAGGCGAATGCGGCGGCGTTGAGCTGCTCAACGTCCTCTACAGGCTGGAAACGCAGGCGGCTTTCAAACTGCGTCTCCACCAGGTTGTTGCCGTTCTCCCCGCCACCCTTCGCGCGGGCGTTGCCCGCTTCGTGGGTGATGTGATTCACACCCAGCGCATCCAACAGCGAACGTACAGCCGCCGAAGTGTTGGCGCTGCCCTTGTCCCACAGCAGATGCAGCGGCACGCCATGCACGGGGCGGCCAGACTGCAGGCCCCAGGCGAACATCAAAAACTTGAACAGGTTGTATTGATCCTCGCCTGCCGCCTCGGTATACCAGGGCACCACGGTGGCGCTGGCCCGGTCGTAGGCCACATAGCGGTAGCACTTGAACTTGACCTTTGCCAGCCTGTCCAGCTTGTTCTTGTAGAACTCGTCGTCGCGGATGATGTACTGGCGCCCCTTGAGGTAGTACACAAGGCACAGAGACGGGTCGATTTCGTGCGTGTGATTGGGGTGCGGTGCGCGCAGGGCCTGCACCGGGTCAGCCATGAGCTGCGCCGCGACGTTGAGCTTGCGGTCGCGCAGCAGCTTGTTCAGTTGGCCGTTGCTGACGCCAAAGCTGTGCCCGTTTTGCTCCAGGATGCCCCGCGCGGTGGTGGTGAACAAAGTCTGCTTGCCGTTGGCGCGGATAGCTTCGCGCTGCGCCGCGCCCAGGGTCACCAGGGCTTCGGCCGACACGCAGGTGGTGCCCTTGTCGCTACGAGCCTTGCGGCCCGAAGACCAGCCCGCGACCGCCTTCAGATGCCGGTACACCGTCGCCATCGACAAGCCCAGGAACTGGCCCGCCTCGCGCACCAAGTCCGTGCCCGTGCCGTGCTGGGCATCGTCCAGGCGCCGGGCGAGCTGGCGCACGTAGTCGCAGGCTTCGGGGGAGAGTGCGGCCATGTCGTCGCTCACCTCATGCGGCTGCATCAGCGGCCCCGGGGGTCTGCATGAGGTACTGGCGGGCGTCGGCCAGCTCGTCGCCGAACAGTTCCGCGAAAACGTGCTGGGCACTGCCTACCATTTCCGCGAGGCGGTTCAGACTGTCTTGCAGACTCAGGGCAACCAGGGCCACGCTGCGGGGCAGCGGCGCGGCGGCCTCGGGGTCATAGTCCGGGGCTTGGGTCACCTCCTCCGTCCACCACTGCTCCAGAGCTACCGTCGCTTCGCGATGCGCTGTGATGCCCTTCTCGATGAGCGACTGGCGCTCCGCGATCTCCAGTTGGAATGGAGTGATGCGCTCGTCAAGCGGCACCACCACTGGGCGCTTGCCCGCCAGCTTCTTTTCGGCCTTGTCGGCGCGTTCCTCGGCCTTCTGGCGCTTCTCCTGGGCGAACTTCACGTCCTGCTCGGACTGGCGCAGCCGCTCACGCAACTGGCTGGCGCTCAGACGGTCGATGTCGTCCATTTCCTGGAGGTTTTCCAGCACATCGTCATCGTGGGTGACGAGTTCCAGGAAGGCGCTGGCGTTCTTGACCTGGGTGCTCAAATCGCTCAATTTGAGCGATTTGGAAGTCTTGGCGGCCGCTTGCATAAAGCGCCTTGCGGTCGGGCCGCTAAAACCCAGCAGTTCCACGCGCTGCTGGAACTCGCCGTGTGGCGTGACCTCTTTGAGCAGCAGCAGGCGTTTGCCTGTCTCCAAGATGGCCTCCACCGTGCGGCGCTGGTAGAACCGGATTTCGTCTTCCAACGTGCCCACGGTCAGCGCCCCCTCGTAGCCGAGCTGCTGCGCCAAGGCAGCAGCGTTGGCCTCGACCACGGCCAGGGCATTGCGCGCGCTGGCTTCCTGTGCTGCCATGTCAGCGGGGGTGGCGCCCACGAAGTCCGGGCCTACCTGTTCGGCGGGTGGCAGGGCCTTGCGGCCCTTCTTGAAAAAGCGCTCCTCGAGCTGCGCGTCGGAAAGTTGTGGTCGTGCCATGTAGAGGCTCCTCCTTGAGTTGTGGTCAGATGGCGCGCGTGTAGCGCTGGTCGATGTCGTCAACGCGCTGGCGCACGCGGCGCAGCTCGTCGTCATGGGCACGTGCAAGCTGAATCAGCTTCGGGGTCAGGCGCCAGCACTCCTCGTTGCCGGGGATGCGTTCGGCCACACCCTCGGCGGCCAGCAGCTCCAGATCGCGGAAAGCCATGGGCGGGGAAATCTGCAGGGCCTCGGCAACCTGCTTGAGGCGCAAGCCGTCGAACGCATGGCCTTGCAGCACCCACAGCAGGCGCAGGGCGCGGCGGGCGGGCTGGTGGTGTTGGGGGTTGCTCATGCGTGCATCCCTTGCGGCGGGCACACCACCAACCTGCCGTCCATGGTCAGGCCGGGCACGCCGCCTACCTTGGCGGCTGCATCATTCAGCGCCGTGATGGCATCCTCGCGCCAGCTCTCGGCGCAGTCCTCGGCCCAGGACAAGCGGGTGCGCAGCAGCTCGTTCTCGGCGCGCAGGGCCTCGTTCTCGGCATCCACGCGCGCCAGTTCTTCGTTGACCAGGTCATAGGCCTTCGCATTCAAGCGGCGGCGCAGGGCATGCAGGGCTGGTGTCATGGCTGCAAATCCAGTTGGGGGTTGATGTGCTGGGCCACGTTCTGGCGGTGCCAGGCCACGTGTTCCATGTGGGTGGTCAGGGCGGCCAGGGTGGCCGAGGGGTCGGTGGGCTTGGCGTAGAACTGGGTCAGCAGTTCCAGTGCGGTAGCGAAGTGCTTGTGCAGCTCCACGATGTCGGCGTGACTCAGCTTGCGGCCCGTGGCGATGTCCACCAGCAGCCGCCCGCCACTGCCCGCGAGCCAGCGGGTCACGTAGTCGATGCCGCACGCCAACTCGTAGGGGCGAATCAGGTTCGCGGGCATGCTGCCCTTCTGCAGGTACTTGTAGAGCACCCAGTGGTCAGCCAGGCCCATGTCGTCGGCAATGCGCTCCACGCCCTTGTTCAGGCGGTCGCGGGCGTGGTCTTTGCACAGCTCGAAGGCATGGCGCAGGCTGGTGGGCTGCAGGGTCTTCCAATTGCGGCGCGTCATTGGAGCCACCCCGCCAGGACGCTGTCCAAACAAATAGCCGGGTTGGCCTGCGCCGCAAGGATTTGCGGGCCGTACAGTGCGGCCAAGACACCACACACCGGGAGGCCACTCATGGACAACGAAGACTTCATCCGACTCAGCGACAGCGACGACGCCCTGTACCGGGCCTTCGGCGTCCTGGTCGCGCAGTTGCACCGTGCCCGGGTCATTGAGGCCTCCGAGCTGACTTCTGAGATGCGCCTGCTGGCGGGCAAGATGGAGCAGGAAGAACCTGATCGGCCGCTGAGTTCGCAAGGCCTGCGCCAGATTGCAAGGTCGATTGACGCTGCACTGCCGGGCTGGAATGAGCTGCGCGCTGTGCAGGAGCTGTATCGCCCAGGGGTGCCAGGCTCAGAGAGCCGGTAAAGGGGCTGCTGCGCAGTGCGCGCGCCGCAAGCTGGGGGCCAGTAAGATGCACGCTGGACATACCGCTCATGCCGCCGCCAACTGCATGCGAGGGGCCGAGGCGCGGGAAACCATGCCAGATTTCAGGCCCAGTTCTACGGCGATGTTGTGGCTCTCGCCGCGCAGGCATTTGCGCTGCGGAGTGCGGTCGTCGTCGTTGACGATCATGCAAACCAGCGCGGCCGAATAGCCGCGCTGGCGAGCCCAGTCAGAGTACGACCAGCCACGGCTGGCGAACTCGTCGCGGACCTGCTGGCGGGTTTTTAGGGGCATGGCGGTGCGTCCTGTTTTGTTGTCACCAGTTGGCGCTGGTGATGGGTTGTTGAAACGTGTTGGGATGAATTATGAGATTAAAACATCTCTTTTTCAAGTGATGAATGAGACTTTTCAATCTCTTTTTGGCGCTCGCTTGCGCGAAGAGCGAAAAGCTCTAGGGTTGAAGCAAGACCAAGTAGCGCATTTGGTTGGTGTCACCAGGGAGCACTGGGGTAGGTGCGAGCGGGGACAGGCGGTGCCGGGAGGCGAGGTGCTGGCAGCGTTCGTCAGGCAAGGCGCAGATGTTGTCTACATCCTGACCGGCCAGCGCAGTCGTCCGACTCCTCCAATGGCAGATCTGTCACCGCGTGTACGGGCTCTGGTGAGAAATTACGAAGCCACGGACGAGGAAGGCAGGCGCCATATAGAGCGCGCAGCCGATCTCGAAGCGAAATCAGCGGCCACAGGCCGTAAACAAATCGCGCGTGGCGGCGAATGATGAAAGGTACGATGAATGAGCCAGCCAGAGTACGTGGAGCTTTGCCCAGAGGGGTTTGTGCACCCTTTGAATGGGGCGAAGCACGCCCCATTCCTGGCGCACTACGGGCGGATTCGCACGTTTGAAGAGTGGGTGAACGCTGGGTTCAAGATCGGTCGCAGCAAGCATGGCGGCGTATCACAGCGCACTGGACTCGCCATGTACCGGTTTCATAGGCTTTGGACGCTCGATGAAAAAAAGCAAGAGGCCATCACCTCGGGGAAGCGGTATGTCACTAGCGTCCTGCCAATGCTTGACTATGTGCGCGCTGGAGTGCCATTCGATGACTTCGTTTCGCATCCTCAGCACTACCGTGATTTTTGCCTTGGGGCCCTGGCACAAGAGCGCGGAGAGGCTGGCGCAGCCATTGAACTCTTTCAACTGGCGCTAACGGGTGAGCCCGGCGAAGTCCGTTACGCTGAAAAGCTCTATGGGCTACGGGTTGCCAACGGGGACGTGAGTGCGCCAGCCCAGGAGTTGGACTATTTCGCCAATTCGATTGACTCTTTGGTGCATTCGGGCCGGGTTGATGAATGGGTCAAGCTGCTGCTCAAGCACAAAGACTACTCAGAAGCTGCACGGCTGCTGTGCCGCGTCGCTGAGCTGCTGGAGGCCAAGATTGCCGGTCGTCTGCCCAAGGGGCAGTACTCCGGCGACAGTGCATGTTGGGCCGCCCACAAGCGAGACCAGTTCCGAAAAAAGCTCGCATCCTGGGAAAACTCAACAAGGTACGCCACTTTGATGTCCGAGATCGAGCGACAGGGTGGCTTGTCGCAACCGCAGGCAGTCCCCGGCGGCGAATGAAAACGATTGGAGGGCAGATGAACCGGCTTGAACTGATTCGCGCGTATGTGCAGCAAACCACCGGAAAACCGCTGGATTCTTTCCGGCCTGCGCCGTTTTCAGGCTGGCAGGTCGTCGAGGCGCTGTGGCCGCTCAACGAACGCTTTCGCGCAAACCTGCAGCAGATTCGTACCATCACCTACGACCGCATGTTCGAGCCCGAGGCCGACCTAGCCGTAGAGGCGCTGGTGCTGCGAGGTGATGACTGGGCATCCATCTCGCCACGCGCTTGGCGCGTGCTTCTGGAGCGTCAGCAGCAATTGCTGACGGTGGCTCTCATGCTGGAGCGCTCGGGTCAGCCGATGACGCGGGTCCCTGCGGAGCTGACGGTAGCCCATCAATCCACTGTTGCAATTGCGGACGTGCTTCATGGAATGAAGCTCCCGATGCCAGCAGCCGACCGATCAGGTTTTGACCTGCCCGCAGGTGCTCTGCCGGAATCGTCGCTGCGACGACATTGAAAGGCTGATGCGTAGCCAGCACCCAAGCCGGGCACTGTGACCAGACAATGCGTTTTGGGGCATTTGGCGCTTCCATTTCGGGTTGATCTTTCACGTTAGCCATTGACCATCTCCTTTGGACGGCACGCAGTGTCTGCCGCATTGCCCTACCGATATTGAGAACCAGGACTCTTTTTTCATGGGCTTTGCGTGGTAGTCAAATAGTGTCCTAGTTCCCAAGACGCGGCACGCCTGCGCGGGAAGACTGACGGCTTTCAACAGTCGTAGTCATCCCGCTAGGAGTGCCCGTGAAAGACTTCATCCCCCTGTGGCTGCGCGCCCCGCGCAGCAGTCTGTTCCTGCTGCTGTCCGTGGTGCTGCTGGCCGCCCTGGCCGTGGTATCCCCCGTGCAGTTGCCCGTGGCGCTGTACAAGCTCACGCTGATCGCGCTGGCCGCCGTCGTCGGCTACTGGCTGGACCGCGCCCTGTTCCCCTACGCCCGGCCTGACGGCTACCTGGTGCGCGACTGGCGCCACGGCACCGACGAGCCCGTGGGCGACGTGGACTATCCCGTCGTCCAGGGCTACATCCGCGTCTTTACCGCCGCCATGATCCGCCGCGCCCTGGTCGTCGGCGCCGTGGTGCTGGGCGTTGCGGCGGGCCTGTGATGCTGGCGCGCAAAGACCTGGCGCGGGCTGTCCTGCTGGTGGCGGCCTGCGCTCTGCTGGCCTTCGCCCTGCCTGCAAGTGCCCAGGTACCGCAGGCGGCCCAGCAGCACCGCGCGCTGCTGGTGCGCACTGCGCACGCTGCCTGGGGCCTGGATGCGCCCGTGGCCGTGTTCGCGGCCCAGGTGCATCAGGAGAGCGCCTGGCGCACCGATGCCGTCTCGCACGTCGGTGCGCAGGGCCTGGCCCAATTCATGCCCACCACCACGCGCTGGATCGGCAGCCTGAACCCAGACCTGGCGGCGCAGCAACCGTTCAACGTGGCCTGGGCACTGCGCGCCCTGGTCACCTACGACCGCTGGCTCTACGACCGCGCCCCGGCGCGCTACACATCACGCGAGCGCATGCACGTCGCGCTGCGCGCCTACAACGGCGGGCTCGGCCACTGGCAGGCAGAGGCGGCGGCTACCGGGGCCGCGCAGCCGACGCTTGCCCAGGTCGATGCGGCATGCGGCAAAGCCCGCCGCGCTGCCGTGCATTGCCGCGAGAACCTGGGCTACCCCCACCGCATCCTGGTCATCATCCAGCCGCGCTATGCAGCATGGGGGCCGGGCCTATGAGCAACACCGCCACCGCATTGGTTGGGGGCCTGCTGCTCGCTGCTGCCGCAGGCATCGGCGGCTATGGCTACGGCCTCGACCAGGGCAAGGCTCTGGAAAAGGGCCGCCAGGACGGCAAGGCCCTGGAAAAGATCACCGAGCAGATCGCCGCCCACGCCGACCTGGTCAAGCGCTCAGGCGCTGCCAACAAGGGCATGCGCACCGCCCTGGCCCAGCTCGAAAAGGCCAACACCCAAACCACCACGGAGATCGCCGATGCGCTCACCACTACTGCTCCTGAGCGCGCTGATTGCGTGTTCCCTCCTGACGTCGTGCGCGGCCTCCAAGGCGCCCGTGACCGGGCTGCAGAAGCAGCCGCCAGCGGAATACGCGGTGCGCTGCCCGGCGCCCCCGCCAGCCCCGCGCGGGCTGCAAGTGGACCCGGTAGCCCTTGAACTCAAGTCCATGTACGACCTGTACGGCCTGTGCGCGGGCCGTATGACGGACCTTTTGAACTGGTTAGACACGGAGGGCCTGCGTTGACCGATGACATCGACCGCGCCCAGGCGCGTGAGGCCGAGATGCTGAGCGATGCCCTGCGCAACCAAGCACGTCGCGCAGGCCTGTCAGGCAAAACGCCTGCCGACTCTGCTGAGTTCTGCCAGGCGCGCGGCTGCGGCGAAGAAATCCCCGACGCCCGGCGCCAGAAGGTGCCAGGCGTTCAGTTTTGTGTGGCGTGCCAGGCGCGCCGGGAAAAGAGAGGAAACCGGTGAACCCTTTGCAGATCGACTTTTGGCAACTGGTGGGCTTCGGCGGCGCCCTGTTGTCAGGCTTCGCCGCAATCATCTTTGGCGCAGGCCGCCTCATTGCCGCGCAGTTCGAAGCTCGCATCAACGAACGCTTCGACGTGCTGCAGAAGGCTCGCGAAGCCGAGGCCCAGGGCATCAGCAACCTTGAGCGTGAATTCCTGCGCTTTCAGGCCGATCTGCCGCTCCATTACGTCCGCCGCGAAGACTACGTGCGCGGCCAATCCATCGTGGAAGCCAAGCTCGATGGCTTGGCCGCCATGGTCAGCAACGCGCAACTGCGCGCATCCATGAAAGACCGAGGGAGCCAATGAGCACCGCCATCGACACCGCCCGCATTCGCCGCGAGAACCTTCGCTGGCTGATCGTCCTCACGCTCAACAACGCCCGCCCCATCGGCGCGTTTGAAGGGCCAATCCTCAGCGTGGCCCAGTCCGAGTACCCCGACGCCACGCCGCTGGAGTTGCGCCGCGAGCTGGACTACCTCCACGACCGCCAACTGGTGAAGCTGGACAAACAGCCCACAGGGCGCTGGTTTGCAGACCTGACGCGCATTGGCGTGGACCTGGCCGAATACACCATCCCCTGCGAGCCCGGTATTGCCCGGCCCGAGAAGTACTGGTAACCCATGGGCCGCAAAAGCAGCATCGACCGGCTCGACCCGGAGATCAAGGCATACATCCAGGCCATGCTCGCCTCGGGCAGCATGACGCTGGACGAGCTGATCGCCGACCTGCAGGCGCGCTACCCCGCCGCAGCGACGGCGGGCAGCTTGCCCAGCCGCTCGGCCGTGGGTCGCTACGGCCAGAAGCTGGAGCGCCGCCTATCTGCCATCCGCGCCAGCACCGAAGCCGCCAAGATGATCCAGGCCCACGCAGGTGACGACAAAGACGCCCGCAGCGAGGCCCTCACGGCCATGGTGCAGACCGAGCTGTTCGAAGCCATCCTGGCGCTGCAGGAGGCCGACGAAGTGGGCGAGGACGGAGAGAAGGCCGACCCTGGCGAGCGTGTGGCCCTGCTCAGCAAGGCCGCCAAGAACATCGCCACGCTCACCCGCAGCAGCATCAACCTCAAGGAGTTCCAGGCCAAGGTCGAGGAAGCCACCCGCAAGAAGCTGCTGGCAGAGCAAGAGGCCAACCTGCAGGAAGTCGCCAAGGCACAGGGCATGGACGAAGCCCAGGTGGACTTCTGGCGCCGCAAGTTCCTGGGCATCGGGCAATAGATCGGGGCACCCATGGTTTTCACACTCACTCTCGCATGGTGGTGGATTCCCGCCGCCGTCACGCTCGCCGGGATTGTCTGGGCGCTGTTCCTGGTAGATCACGGCGATGGCATTGGTGCGGGCTTGAACAATCTGCTCGCGCTTGTGCCCGTGTCGATCATTTCCGCCATCGCATGGGCGGTGGCGGCCTTCCTGAAATGACGGACTGAAATGCACGCCATCAAGCCGCTGGCAACAACCCTGCGCACGCTGGAATGGGACGATCTCCCGCCCAGCGTGCGGTCTATTCCGGAGGGCTTCGACCCGCTCGCCGATGGCGTGCTGATGAAGCACCAGCGCGAGGTGGCATCCATCCATGCGGCCATCATCGCCGTCCCCAAGGGGCGCCGCACCGGCATCACCTTCGGCACGATGCTCAACAAGACACTGGTGGCCGCCGCCCGCAAGAGCGCTGGTGGCGACAACGTCTACTACATCGGCGACACCAAGGAGAAGGGCCTCGAAGCCATAGGCTACTGCGCCAAGTTCGCCCGTGTGATCGCCCAGGCCCAGGGCCAGGGCATATCCGGGGTCGAGGAGTTCCTGTTTGAAGACCAGGACGACAACGGCAAAACCCGCCACATCACGGCCTACCGCATCCGCTTTGCGTCGGGCTTCCAGGTATGCGCGCTCTCCAGCCGCCCCGCCAACATCCGGGGCCTACAGGGCCACGTCGTCATCGACGAAGCCGCGTTCCACCCCGACGTGCAAGGCGTGCTCGACGCCGCCACCGCTCTGCTGATCTGGGGCGGCCAGATCACCGTCATCAGCTCGCACAACGGCAAGAACAACCCCTTCGCCCAGTTCTGCCGTGACATCGAGGCGGGCCGCTATGGTGCCGATGCCCGTGTGGTCACCGTCACCTTTGACGACGCCGTAGCCAACGGCCTGTACGAGCGCGTCTGTTTCATGAAGGGCACCCCGCCCACACTCGAAGGCAAGCAAGCCTGGTACAGCAAGATCCGCAATGGCTACGGCGTGCGCAAGGCCGCCATGCGCGAAGAGCTGGACGCCATCCCGCGCGACGGCAACGGCGTTTGCCTGCCCGGTGTCTGGATCGAGCAGGCCATGGTGCTGCCCGAATCCTGCGTGTTGCGCCTCGCGCTGGACGAGGACTTCACTATCAAGAGCCCGGCCGAGCGCGAAGCCTGGGTGGCCGACTGGATCGAGCGGTATCTCGCCCCGGCCCTGGAGCGCCTCGACAAGACGGCGCGCCACGTTTTCAGCCACGACTACGCCCGTCACCGTGACTTCTCCATCTGGGGCGCAACAGCCCTGACCACGGGCATGCGCCGCCAGGTGCCTCTTGTCATCGAAATGCACAAGGTGCCCTACGCCCAGCAAAAGCAGATCACCTGGTACGCCATCGCGCGCCTGCCGCGCCGCTGCGGCGGCGCCATGGACGCGGGCGGCAACGGCGAGCCGCTGGCCGAAGAGACCGCCGACAAGTTCGGCCATACCCACGTGCACCAGGTCAAGTTCAACCGCGCCTGGTACGGCACCTGGATGCCCAAGCTGGTGCAGGGCTTCGAGGACGGCATGATCGACATCGCCGCCGACCCCAACATCGCGCAAGACCTGCGCGCCATCGAAGAGGTGGACGGCATCCCCATGGTGGCGAAGGCCCGCCGCAAGGACATCAAAGACCCCGACCTGTACCGCCACGGCGACGGCGCCTCCATGCTCGCCCTGGGCTGGTTCGCCACGCTCAACCTGAGCGCCCCCATCGACTTCATCCCCGTGCCCACGCTCCCGCGCGGCTACGACAACCTCGGCGCGGCCGAAGACGAAGGCGAGGACTACCTCAGCCTGGTCGAACCGCGCGCTACCTGGTAGGCACCATGGCAACCTCTCGCATCCTCGGCCCGGACGGCCAGCCCATCACCATGCCCGACCTGCAGGAGCCGCAAACATCGCGGCTTCTGCACTTGCAGCGCGAGCTGCAGACCCACCCCACGCGCGGCCTCACGCCCTCGCGCCTCGCCAAAATCCTGGACGCCGCAGAGAACGGCGACTTGGTCGCCCAGTTCGAGCTGTTCGAGGACATGGAGGAAAAGGACGGCCACATCGCCGCCGAGATGGGCAAGCGCCGCCGTGCCTGCGTGCTCGACTGGGACGTGGTGCCACCCGAGGGCGCCGACGCGGCCGAGAAGAAGATCGCCGCCCAGCTCGGCGAGCTGCTCATGGAGGTGCCCGATTTCGAGGACATGGTCTTCGACCTCACAGACGCCATCGGCAAAGGCTTCGCGTGCCTGGAGATCGAATGGCACCGCGTGGAGGGCTACTGGGTGCCCAAGACCATCACGCACCGCCCTCAGTCCTGGTTCACCCTGCATCGCGGCTACCGACAAGAGCTGCGCCTGCGCAGCAACAACACGGTGGACGGCGTCATGGGCGACCCGCTCGCTCCCTTCGGCTGGATCACCCACGTCCACAAGGCAAAGAGCGGCTACCTGGAGCGAGCCGCGCTGTTCCGCCAGCTCGTGTGGACATACCTGTTCAAGAACTACAGCGTGGGCGACCTGGCCGAGTTCCTGGAGATTTACGGCATTCCGCTGCGCGTTGGCAAGTATCCTGCCAGCGCCAGCGAGAAGGAAAAGGCCACACTGCTGCGGGCGCTGGCCGCCATCGGCCACAACGCCGCAGGCATCGTGCCAGACGGCATGCTGTTGGAGTTCCACGAAGCAGCCACAGGCGATCCCAAGGCGTTCGAGCTGATGATGAGCTGGTGCGAGCGCAACCAGTCGAAGGTCATCTTGGGCGGTACCCTCACCAGCGGCGCCGACGGCGCGGCCAGCACCAATGCGCTGGGCAATGTGCACAACGAAGTGCGCAAGGACTTGCGCGACGGCGATATCCGGCAGACCAACACCACGCTCACCCGCGACCTGGTGCTCGCCGTGGCTTCGCTCAACGGCCTGGCGCCCGGTGGCCTGCGCCGCCTGCCGCAGTTCCGCCTGAAGACGCAAGAGCGCGAAGACCTGACGTCTTTTAGCCAGGGCTTGCCCGGCCTGGTCGATATGGGCGTGCGCCCGCCCGTGGCCTGGGTGCATGAGCGCCTGGGCATCCCCCAGGCTCAGGGCAATGAGCCCGTGCTCATGCCCCTGCAGGCCAGGCCGTCCTCGTTGCCTGCGGCCTTGGCCGCCGCCACCGCACAGTTCACCGCCCCTGGCGTGCTGCCGCCACCCGTGCAGATGCAGCCGAGCCTGGCAGGCAATCTCGCCCCGGCCGTGGACGGCTGGATCGGCCAGGTGCGCGAGCTCGTGATGCGCGCCCAGTCGCTCACAGAAATCCGTGACGGCCTGGACGCGCTGCTGCCCGGCATGACGCTCGACCAGTACGCCGCCGCCATGGCCGAGGCGCTGCGCGTCGCGCAAGCGGCTGGCCGCTACGAGGTCATGCAGGAGGCCGCTGGCGGCGCGGGCGCATAGGGCCGCTGCAGCCCCTTGCCGCCCCCGTTGCACGCCCATGCCCGCGTCACGCGCCCGTAAACGTTTATAAAACCCTCCACGGCCCCGCCACATGCCCACCGCCGCCTACGGTTCCCTGCCATTCACCGAACAGGCGGAATTTTTCCGCCGCAAGCTCAACCTGCCCACCGATGGCTGGACCGACATCTACACGCGGGAGCACGACTGGGCTTTCGTGGTGGCGGGCGCCAACCGCGATGCCATCGTCACGGACTTTCGCGCCGCCGTGGAGCAGGCCATCTCGGGTGGCAGCACCTTGGAAGACTTCCGCAAGGACTTCGACCGCATCGTGGCCACGCATGGCTGGGACTACAACGGCGGGCGCAATTGGCGCAGCCGCGTCATCTACGACACCAACCTGTCCACCAGCTACGCGGCCGGGCGCTGGCAGCAGCTCCAGGAGGCGCCGTACTGGGAATACGAGCACCAGGACTGGGTAGAGCACCCGCGCCCTGTGCACGTGAGCTGGAACGGCATCACGCTGGAGAAAGACAACCCGGCCTGGCAGATCATGTTCCCGCCCAACGGCTGGGGCTGCAACTGCAAGGTGCGCGGCCGGTGGCTGAGCGACCTGGTCCGCATGGGCAAGTCCAGGCCCGACCAGGCGCCCCAGTTCAACTATGTGGAGCGCACCATCGGCCAGCGCAGCGCACTGGGGCCGCGCACCGTGCGCGTGCCTGAAGGCATCGACCCTGGTTTCGAGTACGCGCCAGGCAGCGCCCGGCTGCGCAGCGCCATTCCGCCTGAGCGCCCCGATCCCATCGGTGGTGGGCCGAGCAGCTCGGGCAGCGTGGGCCTGCCCAACCGCCGCCCCTCCGACCCGCTGCCGCCACCCCGGCCGCTGCCCGCTTCGGTGGTGCTGCCCGCTGGCATGGCGCCCCAGGACTACGTCGGCGCGTTCCTCGATCGCTTCGGCGCCACGCTGGCCGAGCCCGCCATCGTGCGCGACGTGATCGGCGAGCGCCTGGTGGTGGGCGCGCAGTTGTTCCAGGACGCGCAGGGCGAATGGAAGGTGCTCAAGCGCGGGCGCGAGCGCTACCTGCCGCTGCTGGCCCAGGCGCTGCAGGAGCCCGACGAAATCTGGGCGCGTGTCGAATGGCTGCATGCCCAGGGCCGCGCCGTGGTGCGCCGCCGCTATGTAGCGCGCTTTGCCGTGGAGGGCCGGGAGACACCCGGCCTGGTCGTGTTCGAGCTGGGGGCCGATGGGTGGGCCGGAGTGACGGCATTCCCACCCGCGCCAGGCGCTTACGTCGAGGACTTGCGCGTCGGCGTGCGCCTGTATCGGCGCGAGCCATGAAAAAGGCCAGCGCACTGCAACACGCTGGCCCGCCCGGACGTGGGATTGGAGGCGGTTGCAGCCGCTGCCCGTCCGATGGATGGCCCATTGTAGGAGATTGACCGCATGGCCGGAACCCGCCTCATCATCGACCAGGCCGAGCTGGACCGCCAGAACGCCTTCATGGCGGACCAGGCCGCCCGCGACCCCCGCGGCCTGATGCCGCGCTTGGGCGAGTATCTGCAGGGCAGCACCCAGAAGCGCTTCAAGACCCAGACCGCCCCCGATGGCACGCAGTGGGCTCCATTGCAAAAGCGTTACGCCAGGCGTAAGCGGTACAACAAGGACAAGGTGCTCACGCTGCGCGGCTATCTGCGCTCGTACATCCACTACCAGGTCACAGGCGGGGACTCGGTCGAGGTCGGCAGTAACCAGAAGTACGCCGCCATCCATCAGTTCGGTGGCGAGATCGACATGCCCGAGCGCCAGGCCACAGTGCGGTACCGTAGCGTTGCGGGCAAGGTGCTGTTTGCGGGCAAGAAGCACAAGAGAGCGACAGAGAGGGCGGTCACCGTTCCTGTCCACTTCGTGAAGATCCCGGCGCGCCCGTTCCTGGGGCTCAGTGCCGAAGACGACCGCGAGATCTCGCGCATCATCCGCGACTGGCTTGCGAGCGGCGGCAAATAGTGTCCTAGTTCCCAATACTTCGCGGGGCCAGATGCCGACCATGGCGGCATGCCTTCCCGCACCGCCTCCCGTAACACCCGCATAGCCGTCTGCAACGCAGGCGCAACCGCCGCTGCAGCCCTGGCCATTGCCGCCTGCACGTTCGGCGTGCCCGCCAAGACCGCGCAAACATCGGGCAGCACGGTCATGCTGCAGCTCACCCCTGCGGGTACCTTCCGCCCCAACGACGGGCGCGAGCTGAAGCCCGGCGCCTGGCGCATCGACGCCGCCAGCGCTCAACACGTCATCGAGCGATTCAAGACGCGGGGCAAGGTCCCGGTCATCGACTACGAGCACCAGACCCTCAAGAAAGAACAGAACGGCCAGCCCGCACCGGCAGCGGGCTGGATTCGTGATCTGCGCTGGATCGACGGCCAGGGCCTGTACGCCGTGGCCGAGCTGACCGCCCGCGCCCGCGACTACATCACGGCGGGCGAGTACCTCTATTTCTCCCCCGTCTTCGAGTACGACGAGGTCACCGGCACGGTGCTCGCCATCCACATGGGCGCGCTTACCAACGACCCCGGCATCAGCGGCATGGAGCCGCTCTCCCTCGTCGCCGCCGCCACCGCCGCTTTCCTTCCCGCCAACCCTCCACAACAGGAGCCCTCCGTGAATCCCTTGCTCAAAGCCTTGCTGGCCGCCCTCGGTCTGCCCGAAACCACCACCGAGCCCGCAGCCGTTGCCGCGCTCACGGCCCTTGGCCCGCTGCAGCCGCTGCAGGCCCGCGCCAACGTGGCCACCGCTGTCTGCACCGCGCTGCAGCTCCCGGCCGACGCAACGCCCGAAGCCGCCACTGCAGCATGCGCCAGTCTGCGCAGCGCCCAGCCCGGCACGCCTGACCCGGCCAAGTACGTGCCCATCGAATCTGTTACGGCCCTGCAGGGCCAGGTCGCAGCACTCACGGCCCGCCAGGCGGAAGCCGACGTGGACGCACTCATCAAGCCCGCGTTGGCCGACGGACGCTTGCTGCCTGCGATGGAGACCTGGGCACGCGGCCTCGGCAAGACGGACATTGCAGCGCTCACCTCCTTCCTGGGCGCGGCAAAGCCCATTCCCGCGCTGGCTGGCACCCAAACGGGAGGCAAGCCGCCCACAGGCACCGCCAGCGGCGACCAGCAGCTCAGCGCCGACGAGCTGGCGATTTGCTCGCGCATGGGCATTACCCCCGATGCGTACCGCAAGGCGGGCACGGCCATGGCCACAGGCGCCGCCGCCTGATCGCCTCCATCCCCTTCAACTCCCGGAGATCAACGTGCCCGCACTCACCCAGGACCGCAACACCAGCCGCCGCGATGGCAACCAGGTCGAACCGCCAGTAGCTGCCGCCACCCGCATCTTTTGCGGCGCCATCGTCTGCATCAATGCAGGCGGCTTTGCCGTGCCAGGCGCCACGGCCACCACCCTCAAGGCCATCGGCGTGTCGGAACAACGCGCCGACAACTCGGGCGGCATCGCTGGCGCCATCCGCGTGCGATGCCGCAAGGGGCCGCACCGCTTTGCCAACTCGGCAGCGGCCGACGCCATCGCGCTCAGCGACGTGGGCAGCGACTGCTTCATCGTGGACGACCAGACGGTCGCCAAAACCAACGGCACCAACACCCGTAGCGTTGCGGGCAAGGTGTTCGACGTGGATGCCGATGGCGTCTGGGTCGATTTCCGCTGAACCCTTTTGCAACGGAGTTTCAACCCATCATGATCATCAACCACGGCAACCTCGCCATCCTCAACCAGTCGTTCAGCGCCGCCTTCGCAGGAGGCCTGGCCAGCGCCGCACCCATGTGGTCGCAGATCGCGACCTTGGTGCCCAGCACCACCAGCGAGCAGAAGTACGGCTGGCTGGGCAAGATCACCAAGTTCCGCGAATGGATCGGTGAGCGCCAGTACCAGAACCTGGTCGCGCACGACTACGCCATCAAGAACAAGACGTTCGAGAACACCGTATCGGTGGGCCGCGACGAGATCGAAGACGACCAATACGGCGTCTACAAGCCCGTCATCGAGCAGTTGGGGCAAGACGCAGCCATGCACCCCGACGAGCTGGTGTTCGCCATGCTCAACGCGGGCTTCACCACGCCCTGCTACGACGGCCAGTACTTCTTCGACACCGACCACCCGGTGGGCGCGCCGGGCAACCAGACCAGCGTGAGCAACTTCCAGGGCGGCAGCGGCGCGGCCTGGTTCCTGGTGGACAACACCAAGGTCATCAAACCCATCATCTACCAGAAGCGCCGCGACTACGGCTTCCAGGCCAAGACGAGCCTGACCGACGACAACGTCTTTTCCCGCAACGAATTCGTGTGGGGTGCGGATGGGCGTGGCAATGCAGGCCTGGGCCTTTGGCAGCTCGCCTACGCCAGCAAGCAAACGCTGGACGTGAACAGCTTCGCCGATGCGCGCGCTGCCCACCAGTCCTTCAATGGCGACAACGGCAAGCCCCTGGTTATCCGCAGCGCTGAGCTGTGGGTGCCCCCAGCGCTGGAGCAGGCGGCGCTGGAAGTCGTCCAGGCCGAGCGTCTGGCCAACGGCGCCAGCAACGTGATGCGCAACCTGTCCAAGGTTGTTGTCTGCCCCTGGCTCACCGCCTGATCACCCACCGGCACAACCCCGTAGGAGCAACGCCCATGGCAACCGCCAACAAGAACAAGACCGCTGCAGCCGCTGCTGTAGCCAAAACCGCCCTCGCAACTTCGCCAGGCGACCCAGCCCCCGGCATGCGCCAGGTGCTGCAGGTCATCAGCAAGCGCGACGGTTTCCGCCGTGCAGGCCGCGAATGGCACGGCACCACCCTCGTGCCGCTGGACGAGCTGAACCGCGAGAAGTACGAGCAGATCATCAGCGAGCCCATGCTGGTCGCCCAGCTCATGGAGGTGCCCGAAGAACAGGTCGCCGAGCTGACCGACCCGGGCAGCGGCGAAGGAACCGGGACCGCATAACACCCCCGCGAAGGGCTTTGATCCGCGCGCTTCGTTCTCCCGGCGCGCGGGGAGCCCAGGGAGAACTCCACCGCCAACCTCAAGCCGGGGCTGGATAACGGGAAGGGTTTTGGCTTAGCCCCGGCAATTTGATTCCCCCCCCACCACCATGTCCTACATCACAACTGCCGAACTGGCCGAGCGCCCAGGTGCACGCGAGATCGCCCAGCAGGCGAGCCTGCCGCACCAGATGGTGCGCGACGATGCGCTCATGGACGCCACGCTGCGCGGCACCGACCGCAGCGCCTGGACGCCCGAGCAGATCGCTGCCGCCGATGCGGCCCTGGCCCGCGTGCAGGACGCCGTGGCCGAGGCTGGGGCGCTGATCGACGGGCACCTGGTGCAGCGCGGCTACACGCTGCCGCTGGCGCTGCCGCCTGGCAGTGCAGGCCGCAGCATGGTCACGGTGTGGGCGCGCTCCATCACACGCTACCTGCTCAACAAAGACCGCATGACGGACGAGAGCAAAGACCCCGTGGCGCGCGACTACCGCGACGCGCTCAAGCTGTTGGGCCAGTTGGCAGCAGGCAAGTTCAGCCTGGGCGCCGACGACCCTGCAGCCCCGGCCGCCACGGGCAGCACCGATGTTCGCTTCGACAGCGCGCCCACGGTGTTCAACCGCACGCAGCTGCGTGCTTTCCGCTGACCGCCATGGAATTGCAGCCCATCCTGCAGCACCTGCGCGGTCAGCTCGCCGATCTGGCGCTGCGCGAGATCGAACCCGCGCCCGGCCTGGACGCTGCACTGCGCACCAGCCGCACCACGCCCGCTGTGTACCTGCTGCCCCTGTCCGAGAAGGGCCGAGGCCTGGATCACACCGGCGATGTTGACCAGCTGGAGCACCGCCTGTTCGCCGTGCTGCAGGTGGTGGACGTGATGGCCCCCGATGGCACGCCTGGCGTGGTTGATCTCACCACCCTGCGCCGCCGCGTCAAGCAAGCCCTCATTGGCTTCGTGCCCGACACCTCCATGGGCGACCCCGTGCTGTTCGTGGGCGGCGAGCTCGTCCAGTTCGAGGGCGACGGCCGCCTCTGGTGGAGCGATGAATTTGGATTTACCGGCTACTACGACAGGAGCAACCCATGAGCAAAGGCAATGCCAAACCCCAGACCGAGGCGCAAGCCCAAACCACCGCGCAAGAAGCCGCCGCCCCCGCCGCCGACGTGGCCGATGCCGTGGTTCTGCCCCCGCAGACCGGCCAGGGCGGCCTCTACACCATGAAGGACGGCAACCGCGTCCTGGTTCACCAAACCCAGGCGGCAGAAGCGAATGCCGCCAAAGCTGCGTAAAGGAACACCATGAGCACTCCCAAGTTCATCAAGAAGCTCGCCGTCCTGGTGGCCATCGAAGCCACTGTGGGCACCATCGTCGTGCCGGTGGCCGCCGACGCCATCGAAGTGTCCGACGTGACCCTCACGCCCATCGAGGGCGACGAAGTCGATCAGGGCGTGATCCGCCCGTACTTCGGTGCCAGCGAAACCGCCCTGGTCACGCTGTACCGCAAGATCGCTTTCAGCGTGGGCTTTGCCGGTGTGGCAGCGCCTGGCGATCTGCCTGGCTGGTCCACCTTGATGCGGGCCTGCGCCGCCAGCGTGACCAACACGCCCGCACCTGGCCCCGGTGCTGGCACCGTGTTTGCCCCTGTGACGGACGGCATCGAGAGCGTGAGCATCTACGCCACGGTGGACGGCATGCTCTACAAGATGGCGGGCGCCCGGGCCAACGTGAAGGCCCAGGTGGACGCCAAGCAAATCCCGAAGTGGCAGTACGAATTCACGGGCAGCTTCCTGCCAGTGGTGGACGTGGGTGCGATGCCCGCCGTCAACTACAGCAAGTTCCTGCGCCCGCTGGGTGTCAACAAGCTCAACACCTCGCTGGTACTGGACGGCTTTGCGGCCGCCTGCAACAGCTTCGCCTTCGACTTCGGGAACCAGGTTGTCAAGCAGGACTTGATGAACGTGGACACCACCGAAATCACGGGCCGCGCCAGCACCGGCAGTGTCACGTTCCGCAACACCAGCGTGGCCACCAAGAACTGGATCGAAATGGCGCGCGAGGGCGTGAAGGTGCCGCTGCTGCTCACCCACGGCAGGGCTGTCTCCAATCCGGCCAACACCAGCAACACCGTGGTGATCAGCGCGCCGCTCGCGCAGATCGGCAAGCCTACGTTCAGTGAGCAGGAAGGCATCCAGATGATCACCGTGCCCCTGCGTTACATCCCCAGCAACGCGGGGAACGACGAATGGGCCATCACGGCCTGACGGCCTGACTGCTGCTCTACAGCCGCCACACGTTTTTATTCCGCTTTTTATTTCAGGAGCTATTCCATGACCGTTGTCCTCGCATCCGTCGCCTTCTGGGCGCCCGTCACGTACCGCCTGCTCGGCGACGATGGCCAGCCCGAAGAAATCAAGGGCCGCGCCCGCTACAAGCGCCTCAAGACTTCCGAGCGCCGCGCGCTGGATCGGCGCCTGCGCGCCAACCGCCTCACGCCTGATCTGCGCGTGGTCATCCGCAAGCAGCTCGACGATAAGGACAGCGCCTTCACCGCCCGCGAGCGCACCGAGATCGAGGCCGACCTGGCCGCCGAGCCGATCACCGATGAGCAGTTCCTGGAAGCCACCCTGGTGGACTGGGACTTCAAGGACAAGACCGGCCAGGCAATCATGTACGCACCCGCCGCAGTGCGCGAGCTGTGCGAGGACTGGGACGGCTTCGAGGCGGCGCTGGTGCGCGGCTACACCGACGCGCAGCAGGCCCTGCTCAAGCCGCAGGAACAGGAAAAAAACTCCGAGGGGCCGTCCGCCACTGGCTCCTGAATTCCCAATGGGCGCAGCAGGCGGCGGATGCAGAAGACGCCGATCTGCGCGCTCAGTGGGCGCGCCTGGGGGTGGACGTTGACCAGGCCCGCGCAAGCAGCGCCGAGGAGGCCCCGGAGCAGGAGCCCGAGGAATACGAGCTGCCCCCCGAGCTGTGGCCTGCCTGGGAGTGTTTTGTCAGCACCTGGAACCAGTGGCGCGTGATCGTGGGCCTGGCCGCCATGCACTACGACGGCATCGACCACACGGCCCTTGTATCCACGATGGACATGCTGGGCGTGAAGAAGTCCAAGCGGCGCGACGTGTTCATGCACGTGCGCGTCCTGGAGTCCGAAGCCAAACCCCTGCGCAACCAGCGCGATTGACCCAACCACCTACCGGCACCGCATGAGCGCTCAATTCGTCGTCAGCACCAAGGTCACTGCGGACGCATCGCAGTACACAAGCGAGCTCACGCGCGCAGGGCAGACGACGGCCATCTACACCCAGCAGGTGCAGACTGGCAGTACACAGGTCTCCTCCGCACTACAGTCCACAGCTACCGCTGCGCAAGCCATGGGCAGCGGCCTTCGCGTGGCGGGCGCGCAGGGCGCCGAGGGACTGAACGCCACGACGACGGCGGCGCGGGGCGCCCAGTCCGCAGGCGTCGCGCTGCTGGCAAGTCTGCGTGAGCAGATAACAGTTTCCGGCAAATCCACTGACGAGCTGCTGCGCTACCGTGCCGCTCGGTCTGGTGTGGCGGCCGAAGCCGCGCCGCTGATCTTGCAGCTCCAAAACCAGCGAGCCGCGCAGCAGCTTGCCGCTGAGTCCGCACGGGCCGAGGAGGCCGCGCAGCGCGCCAACGCCGCTGCCAAGCAACAGTCCGTCGCAGCGCAGGAGAGCTTTCTCGCGGGCCTGCGTGACCAAGCGGCCCTGCAGGGGAAGTCGCAGGCCGAGGTCATGCGCTACCGCGCCGCCCAGCTCGGCGTGACCGAGGGCGCAGAGCAGTACATCCGGGCGCTGGAACAGGGTAATAGCGTCCACCGCGTGGGCACGCTGTCGGCGAAAGAGCACGCCAATGCCATGCGCATGCTGCCTATGCAGATGACGGACGTGGTCACCAGCTTGGCGGGTGGCATGCCAATCTGGATGGTTGCAATCCAGCAAGGCGGGCAGATCAAGGACAGCTTCCATGGCGTGGGCAACGCCCTGCGTGCGATTCTGGGCGCCATCTCGCCGACCGTTGCGGGCATCGGTCTGCTAGCGGGGGCGGCGGGTCTGGCTACGGTGGCGTACTACCAGGGCAGCAAAGAGGTGGACGGCTACCGCCAGGCTGTCGTGATGACAGGCAACGCCGCTGGCACCAGCGTGAACCAGCTCACGGACATGGCGCGGGCCATGAGCGCGATCTCTGGCACACAGGGCGCAGCGGCTGAGTCGCTCACTGCGCTGGCTGGTACAGGCGCCATCGCTTCAGAAAACCTCCAGCAGTTCGCCACGGTGGCGATCGACCTGGAGCGCCGCGTCGGCCAACCCATCAAGACCACGGCCCAGCACCTGGAAGAGCTGGCCAAGGCGCCGCTGCAGGCCAGCCTCAAGCTCAATGAGCAGTATCACTACCTCACCGAAGCCGTATACAGGCAGATCAAGGCGCTGCAGGATCAGGGCAAGCAGGAGGAAGCCGCCAGCCTGGCGCAGCGTACTTATGCCGGTGCGATGGCCGAACGCACTGCCGAGCTGCGCTCCAACCTGGGCACGCTGGAGCGCACGTGGGAGGGCCTGGGTAGTACGGCCCGTCGCGCGTGGGACGCCATGCTCAACATCGGCCGCGCCGCCACGCTGTCGGACGTGCGCGCCAAGATCGAGGACACCAACCGTCAGCTCAACGACCTGATCGCTGGTGACGGCTTTGGCAGCACGGGCGGCGGCGCTGCCACCGGCAATGGGGGGCGCGGGCGCGCAGCGCAGATCGAGCGGCTTAAGCGGCAGCTGGGCGAGCTGCAGGCACAGGCCGCACCGCTGGAGGCCGAGGACGCCCAGGCACAGATCCGTGCGCAAAAGCAGGCAACGGATGCCATCGAGCTTGCGGCGCGCCAGCGTGTGGATGCGCTCAGCAAGTCCGTGCGCAGCCAGGCCGAAATCCGCAGACAAGAGATCGACCAGCTCAACCGGGACCGCGAGACCCTGCGCCTATCGACCGATGCTTACAACAAGCTGCTTGCGGGAATCAACGAGAAATACAAGGATAAGAAGGCGGGCGGTACCGGAAAAATCACGGTTTCCGACAACGAACTCGCCACCCTGCAGGGCCAGTTGCAGGCCGCCAAGCTGTACCACGAGCAGCTTGTCACGCTGGGTTCCGGCGCCTCTGAGCTGAATGCGGGTGAGCGCGAATCCCTCAAGATCGGCGAGCAGCTCGCCCGCGTCACGGACGCCAAGACCACGGCCCGCCTGCGCGAGAAGCAGGCCATCGCCGACGCCCTGGGTGTGCAGTTGCGCAGCAACGATGGCCTGGAGAAATCCCTCAAGGCGCACCAGGCCAGCATTGATGCAGCGTTCAAGGATGCGGACGCGATCACCCAGCGCGCGGCCGCGCAGGAGGCCGCCAACGCCACCCTGGGCAAGTCCAAGACGGCCGTCGAGCAGCTCACCCTGGCCGAGCTGCAAAAGCAGATGGCCGAGGCCCAGGCCACCGACAGTTTCGACCCCAAGTACATCGCGGGCCTGGAACTCAAGATCGCCGCGCAGCAGCGCTACGTGAACGCCCTTGGCCAGGCCGACTACAAGTCGGCCGAGGAGCACGCGAACGAGCTGCTGCGCAATGCCCAGGAACTAGGCCGCGCCTACGAGGACGAGCAGCAGCTATCGGGCCTGACCGCGCTCGAGCGCGAGAAGATCACCGCCCAGCGCCAGGTGGAACTGCGGTATGCCAAGGAACTGGCAGCCATTGACGCCAAGGCGCTGTCCGATGCAGAAAAGCAGGCGCTGCGCGACAAGACGCTGGAAGCCAAGCGCATCGAGTCCGCCGCCGCCGTGGGCAAGGCCGAGCAGCAGGCCCAGGCGCGTGCCAGCGAGGAGATCAACCGCAGCCTGACCGACGCCCTCATGCGTGGCTTTGAGTCGGGCAAGGGCTTTGCGCAGAACCTGGCCGACACCACGGTCAACCTGTTCAAGACCATGGTGCTGCGGCCGACGATCAGCGCCATCATGCAGCCGGTGTCGCTGGTCATCAACGGCATCGTGCAGCAGGGGCTGAGTTCCCTGGGCATTACTACATCAGGCTCATCTGCACTCGGCGCCGTTGGCAACGCCGCCAGTGGTCTGTCCGTCTTGACCAGCACTTTCGGCATGGGCCTGCGCGCTGGTCTTTCCGGCATCTTTGGTGAAGCGGGCCTGGCTGGAACGATCAGTGCCGGCACAACCGCAATAGGCGCAGGCAACATTGCTGGCGGCCTGGGCACACTGGCTGGGCCGTTGGCACTGGTGGGCGGTGGGCTCCTGGTCCTGAACTCCATCCTGAAGGCCACCAAGGGTGAAACACGCACAGGCGGCCAGTTCGGTGTTGCTTTCGATGGCTCCGTCACCAACCAGCGCCGTGGCCAGACCTACACGTACCAGGGGCAGCAGTACGACCGCGACTTCAGTGGCGGCGAGCGCAATGCGCTGATCAACGGCCAGGCCTACCGACTGGAGGGCGACCCAGTTGCACAGGAATCGGCCATCCGCGACGCTGTAGCGGGCACGGCGACGGGCATCAATGCGTTCCTGAAGGCCCTAGGCAGCAAGACCACCCTGACAGGCTTCTGGGCGGGTCTGGAGACCTCCAGCAAAGGCCGTGGTGGTGTGTTCGCAGGCGGCTCGACCTCCGATGGAAAAACCTTCGGCGAGTCGGGCAAAGGCGACAACTATGCCGGTACGTTGTACGAGAAGTTCAGCACGAACTCGCCGGACTTCAAGCAGGCGCTGGCCGACTTCACTCTGGACCTCAAGCAGTCCACCATCCAGGTTCTGCAAACCGTCACCGACATTCCCCGGACGGTGCAAACCATGCTGCAGGGGGTGGATGCCGAGGGCTTGAGCGAAGAAGCCGTGAATGCGCTGCTTGAGGCGATCAACGCCCAGATCGTCGGGGTGGGCCAACTCACCAGCGCGTTCCAGGCCATGGGCCTGGACAAGCTGGCCAGCATGGGGTTTGACGCCGCCGCTGGGCTGGCCGCTGCTGCAGGTGGCTTCGACAAGCTGCTGGGCAACCTCAACACCTTCTACGACAACTTTTACAGCGAAGAGGAGCGCAAGGCCAACCTGCAAAAGCAGTTGGACAAGCAGTTCGCCGAGCTGGGCATCGACGTGCCCAAGAACCGCGACGAATTCCGCCGCCTGGTGGAGGACACGCTGGAGCAGGTCGATGTGCAGGAAAAGGCCCGCGCATCCCTGTCCAAGCAGATCAATGACGCGATCGCAGGCGCTGGCAAGGACGGCTTCACGCTGGCCGATGCTGGTGCACGCAGCATCGTGTCGGGCATCAACCCGGCGCTGCTGGGCAATGCCCAGGCGGACCCGGCCCTGGCGGGCAAGCTCAACGGATTCCTGTCGGGCATCAGTGACCTGGCAGAAAAGGGCCTCGACCCTGCTGCATTCCAGGAAGGGCTGGCCGGGCTGATTGATGTCAACGCCGAGGTGCTGGGCATTGGAAAGGACGCCTCCAAGACCGCCGCTGCGCTGCTGGGCCTGTCTGGCGTTTTTGCGGAGCTCAACCAGTCTGCAGAAGACGTCGCCAAGGCCGAAGCCGATGCCCGCAAAGCCGCCACCGACGCCGCCTGGGCGGCGATGCAAAAGAGTATCGCAGCCGCCCGCGAAGCCGCGCAGGCTGAGATCGACCTGCGCCAGCAGCGCCTGGCCACGGCCCAGGCCATCGTTGATCTGACGCGCAGCCAGGCACGCGAGCTGCGCGGCCTGGTGGCCAGCACCGTGGCCATCACGGCTGCCCAGGCCAATGCCACCATCGACGCCGCCGTGTTGGCTGCGCGCAGCGGCCAGTTGCCCGAGCAGAAGGGCCTGCAGGAAGCGATCTCTGCCGCCCGTGCGGGCATGAGCACCAGCGCATATGCCAATCGCCTCGACTACGAAGCCGCCCAGCTCATCCTGGCCAACAAGCTCGACGCCATCGGCGACTCGGGCCAGGCCCAGGTGGACGTGAACCAGCTCCTGCTGGAACAAGCCAAGAATGAGGTGGACCGCCTCGACATGCTCATCAAGGCAGGCCAGGCCGCGCTGGATGAGGCCCGGGGCAATACTCTCGCGGTGCGCGACGTGGAAACTGCCGTCAAGGTGTTCTACGACCGGCTGTTCAAGGAAAAGGAAGGCACCTCGGGCAGCGCGGGCACTGGCGGCTCTGCAGGCAGCAGCGGCGGCAGCGCCACGTTCGGGCCGGGCGGCAGCACGGGCAAGGCCGTGGACGCCAAGTACAAGACGCCTGTGTACCTGGGAACGGCCGGTGTGGGCTACCAGGCAATCACCGACCCGGATCAGATCGCCCACCTCGACAAGCTCGCCCCCACGTTCGACAAGTACCGTGGAACGGGCGATCTGGAGGGCTTGGCCCGCGACATCAAGGCCGCTGGCGGTACCGCCAAAGACCTGGCCGCCCTGTACGGCTTCTACGAGAACGACGTCAACGCGGCCCTGGACAGGGCAGGTATCGCCCGCTTTGCCATGGGCGGTAGCCACCTGGGCGGCGTGCGCCTGGTGGGCGAGGACGGCCCGGAGCTGGAAGTGACCGGCCCTTCGCGTATCTACAACGCCAGCCAAACCCAGCAGCTCCTCGCGGGCCTGCAGGGCAGCGGCAATGCCGAGGTGGTTGCCGCCATTCGGGAACTTCAACGCCAGGGCTACGACATCGGCCGCACGCTGATTGTGCTCATGCAGAGCATGGAGAACCTGGCCCGCAAACAAGACGCCATCGGCGTGCTTCAAAGACAGCCAGTTGCAGCATGAGCGCAGACGATTTCACCTACGGCATGGGCTTCTTGCCCCCGATGGCCATCACCACGGCCAACATGACCACCAACGTCCCTGCGAGCACGCTGGGGCCATATGTGCCTGCCACGAGCTACGCATTGAACGCGGAGATCATGGACCCTGCCACGCGCATCATCTGGCGCTCCATGCTGGCGGGCAACCAGGGCAACGACCCGTTGACCACCACCGGCAAGTGGCAGAACCGGGGCGTCGAGAACCGTCTGCGGATGTTC